ACCAGAACCATCTTTTCTAAGAGGTTCAAAAATAGCTTCTACAGGAACATTAACATTGATACCTGGTTTTACTGAAGCAGCAGGGGCTTTTACACTATTAGTATTAAACATATTGTTTTGTTATTAAGGATTAATAAATATAATTATTGAAGTTATCTCTTCTATCAATAGGAGCATCAACAGATACTTCCTCAGGAATCTCTATAGCTTCCTCATTGTCATCTTCTGGCTCAATAGCCACAAATCTGCAATAAGTTCCTGTCTCATCTTTCTGGAATATTTCCAGTTTAAAGAGGTTACCTAAAGAGATAAGATACTGATAAAGAGTAGGATTAGAGAAAGTTCTACTCTTATTCTCACCTCTCTTAGTCTTCTTATAGAACTGACCATTTGGAGAGATAAGAAGCAGATAAGTATCATTGCTCTTACCAAAGGTAAGTTCATTATTCTGAAGATCATTGAGGCTAAAGAATGTTTGAGAGAACTCAAGTCTATCATTCTTAGCTCTAAGGTCCCAGCTCTGAGTCTTCCTAGACTTTCTGGTTGTTGTTGCAATTACTTGAAACATAGTTTTCTTTTTTACTTTTGATTATAAATTAAATCCCAGTGGGTAATAAATTTTCCATCTACAAGTTCGGAAATAATTATTTCCTGATCCTTAAGATGAGGAGGCCTAGCACCACAGATAACATCATCTGTAGTCTTAAAGGACAAAATATTCTTATTGTCTTCTCCTCTGTATAGCAATCCTATTGCATCTACATCAGCAGAGACCATACTCTTAATTTTACCAGTGAGATCTAACTCTCTGGCAGATACTTCTTTGCCATTCTTCTCTATGTTAGTAGTCTTTAAGTGACCAAGAAGAATTACCCTATCTGCGCACTTATATATGGCATTCAGTAGGTTTGTCATGGCATCCCTCAGATATTTGTAACCTGCACCATTAGGAAGATCTAGCACATTAGCTCCTGTAAAGCCTTTACCCATAGGAGTTTGCTTATAAAGATTTAACGCATATGGGAGTGCTAAATCTTCCAACTTGGTTAGAGTATCTAGAGTGATATACTTATATGGCCTACCAGCAGCTATGATAGCTTTAATAGTATCCATTAATTCTTGCACAGAAGTAATTTTTACTCTTAGTGCGTCATAGTAGTCTGTGCCATTCTCTAGGTCTAGAATAAGATTATTATCCAATTCTGCCAGTAGACTGGTTTTACCTGTCTTAGGTTTAGAATAAATAATTAACTTACCAGGATCTGTTAGACTGGCTTTTATTTTACTTGTTGGAAGTTCCATTTCTTAATTTATTGAATCATAAACTATTTGCATATCCTCAGATTTTGCAGGTGGTAGCTCTGAGAAGCTACCTGCTTTGGGGTTGGCTAATAAACCAACAGCTATATTATCTCTCCCAAGTCTGTTCTTAATTACCTTTAACATTATAAAGCTATCTTTTAGCTTATTAATATCATAGCCTAAGCATGTAGGCATATCCATCTTAAAGGCTGACATAGTAGCAAGTACTACATCTGCATCTGCATATGGATTCCTAGAGCTCTTAAAATCAGTAATTTGTGGAGATATATCTACACCTTTAAATTTGGCTCTATCTATAGAACTCAAGCCATCATTAAATTGAGATATAAAGATACTAGAAACATTAAACATATTCCTAAGTTCTACCATATATTCTGACATCTTATCTATAATTTCCTTATCTGAGAAGCCTCTTTCCTTTTGGAGTAAGAGCAGATGGTCTAGGATAATTATATTATAAGCCTCAGGATTATTAGGTATAAACTTATCAATCTTCTTTTTAGCATTACCTTCTTTATCTATATAATCCATATAGGTAAAGGTGCCTTTGTTAGACATGTACTGCCACATCTCATTGTAGATACCAGTAGGATTAGTACTCTTAAATCTAAAATTTATCTTAGAGAACAAAGCTTCTACAGTTGGTATTTCCAATTTAACATACTCTAATTGTTCTGGTGTCAATCTATTGTCACCAAAACCTTTAATAACTTCTGGGGGAATAATAATCCCATGTTTATTTCTAATGAGGACGGAAAGCCAATTACATTTCTTGGATAACTCGTCAATCTCATAGGAATAATAGAATACATTGATTTCCAGTCCTAAGCTTTCTGCATCCTTCATAGCATTTAATAGCATAAAGTCTGCAAGAGTAGTCTTATAAGTGCCTGATAAACCGCCCAGTAAGGTGTATACCCCTCTTTGGATACCATGTATCTCAGAATTAATTCTCTTGAAGCCATTAGATAAGCCTTGAAACTTACCATCTAAGCCTGCTTGTATTCTCTCTTCTAAATTCATAATGAGCTTACTTTTTCTACCTTCTCTTCAATAGTCAATTTTTCCCAAAGCTTACTCTTAATAAAGTTCTCTATCTTCATATTGATATTGCCATAGTTAGCTTTAACTTTAGCAAGAACCTCATTGTGAGTATTAATGTCTCTTTTAATGTTCTTAGCATACAGGATAGACATCAAGTTCCTGTCTGCAGAGGTAAGAAATGCTTGTCTGCCATCAATAATAGTAAAAGCAGGATAAGCATCATAAAGTTCATCAATATGCTTATCTACCTCAAAGAAGAGTTCCTTGGCAAGTTTCTCAGTAACCTCAAAATAATCCAATTGGAATGTATTTTTGCTACTAGGAATTACTTGTTCAATAAGACCTCTCTCTGCAAGTGAGATAATCATTTCAGAGTTTATAGCTCTCCTACTTCTATTACCATTGACTAGGACATTCTCCTTAACTCCATATTTGGAGGTTAGAGTTATTCTTTGACCAATCATCTTCTCAGTAGCAGAAGTTGGTCTTACCTCATCATCCTTTGGTGTAAAGTTACTATACTTATACACCAAATCAAACCTCTTGTTGTAAATCAAGAGTAGATAGGTTAATTCTTCTGCAGATATGTCATATCTTACAAGGACATCAACCCATTTTTCTAAATCTAGCATGTCTTTTATTTACTTGTTTAAAATCCTAACCCCTCTATAAAAGACTCTATATAATTATTGCAGCTCTTGTATCTTTCTGTTTACTTCTTAACCAACTTTCTTCTTGTGAGCCTCTTATTACTAGATTATATAGGTAGGAAAGTTTATCTTTCTCATACCTAGTTACCCTATATAGACGTTGTCTATGCTGGGTAGAGCTTGAAGTACTGCTTGCTATAATACCAAGTGTAACTGAGCTATCATCAAATCCTTGATCAACACTTTTAGCACCTATAAGATATTGCACCTCTTTATTCAGAAAGGAATTTAGGTTATCTTTCTTTCTTTTGGTAGTAATCTTGGAGTGATAAAGAACACTATTGGGTAGAATAGTGTGAAGATAATCACAAAAGCTAGTACTCTCAGAAAAAATAATACACCTCTCATCAGGATGTTCAGCAATGATATTAAGGATCTCATCATACTTGTTATATGCATTATAAATGATATCTTTTCTCTTCTTAAGCCATCTATTAAACTGCACTGCATGCATAGTTGCTTTACCTGGATCAAGATATCCTGGACTAGTTGGATGTAGTCCTTGATTTCTTCTATACAGATAAGCTTCTCTACTAGCAGGAGATAAGCATGCCATTACATCATCAAACCTATTATAGAATGTTTTAAAGTAGAACTCATACATCTTATTAGCTTCAGCATATTGCTTAGCTTCTACTTCTGTAAAGTCTAACATCTTATTATATTCTATTACAGGTGCAACCCATTGGTTAGTTAGTGCCTCCTTCATAGAGATACTACAAACCTCCTTGATACCTCTCTTAGATAAGGTCTCAATGTGAGCTTCAGACATAGTAGCAGATAAACCTAGAAAATATTTCCACTTGCTATTTAACACAGCTTGGTTAAAGACAATAGCCTCATCATTAGAGTACATATGAATCTCATCCTGAATAAGGAAATCACTCTCCATATTAGTTTTTACATATGTATTAACAACAAAAACTTCTGCCTTTACTCCCCATTCTTTAAGAATCTTAACCCACTGTTCTTGTAAAATTTGTCTAGGGACAATTACATGAATAACAGTATCTTCTGGTAGTGCTTTACAACACTTAATTGCAGTAATTGTCTTTCCAAAAGACCCTACTGCAGTTAGGAGACCTACTCTATTATTGTCTTCCCAAGTATTTACAATCTCAGCTTGTTTTTGATCCTTACTCTTCATTCATTAATTTCATTACTTCATCTAAATCTGGTAGTTCAGGAAGTTCATCCACTTCCACCTCTTGATATAAATCCATATACTTCTTAATGTTTTTAGCAAAAATTAATAATTCTTTAGGGGTAGCATTAGCTTTCATACTATTAGCTAGGGTGCTAATAACAACAATGTTACCCTTAATATATCCCTTATCAGGATATATTCTGTCTATGGATGGAGAGTACCTTGTACTACATATTAGGAGAACTTTGAGGATAGGACATCTTTTAGGGATGTGTATATCCTTAAGTTCAATATTGAATTCTAGACCTTTCTTAAGTGCTCTTTTTTTGGCAAGTTTAAACAGAGTCTGCTTTAATTCATGCACATGTTGATACTTACTAAGACCTAGAAGCTTAATACTTTCTTTCTTTTTTTTCACATATTCTTATTAAATACTACTCCATAACATATTTTCTATTCTCATTTAAGAGAGTAGCTATTAGAGTTGCATATGCTTCTTGTTCTTTCTGGTTACCAATGTCTTTGGAGATAGTACATACTAGTATATAGGCATCTTCTGTCTCAAATTTACCTACACCAATATTGTCCTTGTATCTGCCAGTAACAGTTTTCTTACCATCAATTCCTACACTTCTATAAGGCTGTATAATCACTTTTTTGTACATAATTTTAGAATAAAGATAATTGTATTTGATTGAATTCTGAAATCCATTCATTGGCTTTCATAATATAATACTGATAATCAATATTATAATCTGTAAAACTTTCTGGTTGAAAATACTTATTAAAGTACTTAACCTTCCAGTCTTTGAAGACTTTACCCTTTCTAGATGGAGCTTCTACTTGTTCTATAACTCCACCAGAGTACCTCTTCATCAGATAGCCATCATGGTTCTCTTTACAAATATAGTATCTTACAGTCTTACTCAGCTTAGTTATTTTTAAATCTTGTATTGCTATACTATGCAACTCATAAGAGGATTGTCCTCTCTCTACAGATTTCTTAGCCTTTACTCCTGCACAAAAGTCAAAGATATTCCTGTGTCCCTTTATAGTTTCCTCTACATTAATATTATGAACCCAATAATTATAAACAGAATAAGGTATAATACTATGAGATTTGTTTTTATGAAGTGGAATATCCTTGAACTCATACTTGCCTTTAGTTTTTGTCTTACCATTAGTGTAAATAGCTATGTAGTTATTTACGTCTGAGATAATCATCTTCTGATAATCTACAAACTCCAACTCCAATTTAGTTAGAAGTTCCCACTCTTTACAAACAGAGTTATAGGTACTTTCATACTCTCTTGGAATAGAGACCTCAAAACCATCAGTATTCATCATAACTAATTCTAAAGGCATCTTCTCTGCTAACATCTCTAGTAACATAGTTAGCAGGAGTTGACCATTAATGCAGATAGAGAGAGTTACTGCTCTATCTCTCAGGAAACTATACTCATCATTTGTTAAGCCATAAGTAGCATTAAGCAAAATTTTAAGTATATAGTTTCTAGGGTCAGATTTGGGAATACTTCTTCTCTCATCAAAGAAGCCCTCATATAAGGGTAAGAATATATCCTTAGGTAGATGTGCTGGACATAAGTCATTCCTAATCATTAAATTAGGATAGAAACTTACCACATCTAGACTCTTGATAATCTTCTCATTATTGCTCTCATATATCTTATTCTTAGGAGCAGCGTGGATACCACCTAAGCCAAAGACAATAGGAATACCTTTGTAGTTTACTATCTTCTCAAAGTTATCTTTATTCTTAAGAGATAAGTTTTGGAAATGTGTTAGGACTTCTTGAAACTTCTCTTGTTTAAAGGTAACATATGGAAAGATAATATCCTTGACATGTACTACATCTCTATTAGTAGACATACTCTTTAGATCATTGAGGGGAATCCTCATAGCTCTAGAGAGATACTTACCAAATAGTTTCTTAGCCATATCAGGCTCTGTACTATTCATAACATTGACATTGTCTCTTAGGGTTATAGCCCTTCTAAGCTCAATCTCATGTTTAAATTTGTTATACAGTTCCTTAGTAGCAATAACATCATTGAGGTTGTAAGAGAGCACCATCTCTTCCCAATTAAAACCATCTCCTTGAGAAGGCATATCCTCTATATTCTCTAGATCCATCATAAACTCACACCACTTCAAGCCTACCCTTTTAGCTTTAGTGGAGAGAGATAGAGCTCTGAATAAATCTAGTTGTGGAATCCTA